CAATCTGAACTACTACCTTTCCAATTTTGCCCGCAATCGTCCTGGATTTAATAATACGCCTGTTGGAGCATCGTCGTATCAGATCAATCAACAAAACGGAACTGACGCTTGTACCATCTACCTGTTCGTTCCTAACACCAACGGAGACTACTTGGACGACCATTCTCAAATGAATGGCCGGTTCGTTGAAATTGAGTTTGATGCAAGCCCGCACCAGGTAAACCATGTGAGCGAGTTTATCGATCCATCCACCATCGTACCAAGTCCGTACACGCCTGGTCGGTTCATCGCCCGATGCGGAACGATGATCGGAGGGCAAAGCAACAAGGTTACGTCCGTAAAGGTCAATAACGTCGAAATGCTAGGAAGCCACGTCAAGTGGGCGTTCTCCAATACCGACACGATGAGCAAGTTGGTGGAGAAGATCAATTCATACACCGCAACCCCGGACTATGCGGCGTCCATTGAAGATGGTCGATTGGTGCTTACTGCTCCAGCCGGTAGCGGTTCTTCTGGCAATGGTCGCACCATCACCGTTACCACGGTTGGCAATGTCACCACGTCCAATTACAGCACCTTCTCCGGCGGGAAGAACGCCACCCCGGCGCAACAGCAGACGGTCCGTTATACGATTGATGGTTCTAGCTTCTCCATCGGAACCAAGGTTCAGCTTGTCGCTACGCTAAAGAACGACCCTGCCAACCCCATCTACTGGGGCAACGCCCGCGTGGTTGGTACTGTTCCTACCGCAGCATTGACCTACAAGACCAAGGCACACGTCACCAGCGGATCTAGCCTGTTCTTCTCCGGCGTCAACCAGCCTACCAAGTGGGGTTTGAACGCCACAGGTTCTGGATTCATCAACATGTCGAACAACAACGGCGGCAATGAGGTGCTGACCGGGGTGGCTCTGTACCAGGGCAATGTGGCGTCGTTTGCCCGACGTGCAGTCCAAGTATGGTCTATCGACACCGATCCGGCCAACAACCGCCAAGGCCAGGTTCTTTCAAACACCGGCGCGCTAGGACAGAAGAGCATCGTGTCGGTCGGAGACATCGACGTATTCTACCTGTCCGACTCCGGCATCCGCTCCCTCCGCGCGCGCGACAGCTCCAACGCCGCCGTCGTAAACGACGTCGGTACGCCAATCGACAACCTCATCTTGCAGGACATCTCGACCCTTTCGGAAGTCCAGAAGACCGCTTGCCCTGCCGTAATCGAACCTATCGACGGACGCTACTTGATCGCCATCGGAAACAAGATTTACGTCTACTCGTACTTCCCAAGCAGCCAAGTCGCCGCCTGGTCCACATACGAACCTGGACATGCCTTCACGGACTTCACCACCAAGGACGGCAAGGTGTACGCCAAGGAAGGCAACATCGTCTACGTCTACGGCGGCCTTAACGGAAACACCTACGACAACGACGAAGTCGAAGTCGTCCTTCCCTATCTGGACGGCGGCAAGCCGGCGCACATGAAGACCCTCATGGGTCTGGATATGACCTGCGAGGGCGAGTGGGCAGTCGAAATCGGTATGGATCCGGTTGCTCCGGAAGCCCGCGACCTGGTCGCCACGGTCAGCCAGCCTACCTTTACCCTTGGCCGCATCCAGGCTACCGGGATGGGTACGCACGTCGGCGTCCGTATGGTCAACCAGTCCCCTGGCTACGCTCGGATCGCCAATCTAATCACCCACTTCGACTTCAATGAAAGTGACTGAACTGTATCCCGAAGGGGTGCAGCACGTCGTCCACAACATGAGGGCGAAGGACCAAGTGGAGGTGTACGCCACCCAATGGTCGGACGATCCGTGGGAATTCGGAAACAGTATCCTACGCATCGGAGGGGGTGGGTTCATCCTACACGCCGACGACGGCGAACCTGTGGTATGCTGTGGGGCTATGCCGATGTGGAACGGCGTCATGTCGATTTGGATGTTCGCAACCGACAGGTTCGACGAGATATCTCTATCCGTACATCGGTTCGCCAAGAAGGTTTTCTTCCCCTGCCTTGACGAGATTGGGTGGCATCGACTGGAGTGCCGGAGCATCGCTACCCACGATGTAGCCCACCGATGGCTGGAGCTGCTAGGCGCGCGCAAGGAGTGTGAAGTTTCTAACTACGGCAAGGCCGGCGAGGCGTTCTACCTGTATTGCTGGACAAAACCGCCGGCAGAGACACAATCGACCTAACAAGATGTGTACTGTAAACCCAGCAATGATGGGAAGGCCGTTGAAGCGACTCCGAGGAATCGGGGGTAGCATCCTTGGCGATTTGCGACAGGGTGGCAGTCCGACGTCTAATCCGATCAAGCGTAGTCTTAATAACGCATCTCCTGCTGGTCCGCAGACCCAATACTCACCATCTACCGGAGTAACCCCTGTAAACCAAGCAAGCCCACTAGCCAACGCAATGGTCGGTATGGCGATCGCCAAGCAAAACCCTAACGCATTCGCAAACGGACCTATCAAAATGAATTCTTCTAACAAGACCGGGAGGGTCATCTCCTAATGTGCTTCGGCGGAGGAGGCGGTGACGGCGGCGCAGCCCAGGCGCGCGCTGACGAGATGGCGCGCCAAGCCCGCATCAAGCGAGGCGTCGGCAACATCAACGAGTCTTTCAATCGTTTCGACGACAGCTTCTTTGACGCCCGCAAGGACGCCTATCGTAACTTCGTCACCCCCCAGGTGAACGATCAGTACAAGCAGGTCGGCGACCAGTTGGCATTCAGCCTAGCCCGTACCGGCCTTGATCAGTCCAGCGAGTCTGCCCGACAGCAGGGCGTACTGATGCGCGACAATGCCCTCGCCCGACAGTCCATTGCAGAAGGTGCTACCGGCGAAGCCACCAAGGCGCGCCAGGCCATCGAAGACCAGCGCAACAACCTCATCCAGCAGGTCAACATGACCAGCGACGCCGAAATGGCAGGCCAGAACGCCCTCCGCGCCGCCGGCATCCTCCAACAACAGCAGGCTTTCAACCCGATCTCCAACCTGTTCGCCAACACCACCGGACTGCTTGGCGCCGCACAGAATGCCGGATATTACTCTGGTGGTCCAGGTCTTAAGCCGTTCCGTGAATTCATCGGACTGGGATCAGGAAAAGAAAACCGAGTCGTAAATAGCGGACGATAAACTTTATGTGTACCCCTCAACTCATCCAGCAGGCAGCTGAAATTAAAGCTCAAAGCATGTCGGCGCCTTCGGCTGTACCGTCTCCTTTGCCAGGTCAGCAGCAGATTGAAAAAGTGTATCCTGATATGCCGGTTTCTGGTATGTTCGAAACCATTGCTCCGCCAGTTATTCAAGACAGGTCCATGCGCCCTCCCATGCAGCCCGTTCAGCCTACGTACGTAGATGACAGCATGGGTGCCTATGATATTCCTGCCGGCATGCAGGGCCAGCCGGGACGGCAAATGCGCCCACAGCACTTGATCCAGCAATTGCACCAAGTCAGGCCGCAGGAACAGCACATGATGCGTAAAGAATACGCTCCGATGCCGTACATGATGGAGGAACTTCCAATTACTAGTCAGCTTACCATTGGAGACCTGCTCGGAATCAAGCCTGGTCAATACGAAGAAGTAGGTGGCCCAGGTAGCTTCCGTAATCTAAACGTCCCCCTTCGTTAATGTGCTATCCTGTTGCCATTGCCCTAGCCCTCACGGCTGCAGGATCTGCCGCCCAAGCCGCCGGAGCGCGCCGCGCCGCCAAGGCTATGGAAGGCGCGCGCGTAGCCGAAAGCCTTCGCCAGAAGGGATTCCAAGACCAAGCGACCCAGGTTTCTGACCAGTCCTTGAGCAAGTCCGGTCGTGCGTCTACTGACGCCGACATGAAGGCAGCGGAGGCTGGACGTGCGGCTGATGCTGCCGCCGCTACCGCCGAAGTACGCAAGCCCATCGAGGCGACCGGAGAGAACCTTGCCGGCGACCAGACCGCCAACAGAGTCATGGCTACGGAGGGTGAAGCCCAGGCCAACCGAAACCTTGGATTCGCAGGCCAGCAGGGGGGCGCAAAAGCGAACCTACTTTCGTTCAACGACGTCACTTTCCAGAACGCGATCAACAACATGCGCGCCGGCCAGCAGCTCAATACTTTGAGCAATTTCATGCGAGGTTCTGCTGGAGTGCTTCCTGTTGAACTAGAAGCCGCGTCCCGAAAGGGCGACAACCTCAAGACCCTCGGTACTGTCCTGTCTACGGCTGGATCTGTCGTTGGTATGGGTGCCGGTGCTGGTTGGTGGGATAAGGCCGCTACTACCCCGACTACCCTTGCCAGCATCCCTAGCGGTTCGTCTGTGACCAATCCTAGTATTCTTAACCTAGGAAATACGCCTTCATTCCAGCTACAAGACGCATTGAACAACTGGCAAATCGGTAAGTTCAAGAATCTTGTTCCTAGCGGACCTACCACCTTCCCTGGTTTCAAAATCCAATGAACACCGTCAATGTCCAAGGCGACCCTTACTGGGCGCAAACAGCCCAGAACGTCGCTGGTTTGTTCAATCCTCGCGCTCAAGCCCAGGGTGCCGCCGTTCAGGCACAGGCAAGGCTAAACAACGCCAAAGCTGCCGGCGTTGAAGACCAGAACGACGCGTTGACTATCGATGCCCTTAAGAAGGCCGGCTATTCAGACCTGGAAATCGGAGCCATGCGCGCTGCGCGCGACAACTCTGTTGCTTCTATCTTCAAGGGCATCAACTTAAACCGTGGCCGCGAAGCAGTCGGACGCGGAGATCTTGTCGGTGGAGCCATGCTTACGGATCAGGCCAAGGACATCAAGCCGCTCCAGGAAGCAATGGTCATTCGCGACTTCACGACCCTTCCTACTGGGGGTATCGACCGGAGTGCCGCCGCCCTGTTCCTTAACGGAACCAAAGAGGTCGGTGGGGCAGTTCTTTCTTATGATAAGGACGGCAAGCCGATTGTGGGTCAGACCACCCCAGTTGGACAGAGTGAAATTAACCTTAATACGCAGAAGGCTGCAACGGTTAAGCAGACTGGCGACGTCAACGAAACGTACAAGGGCGTCCAGGCCGACATGCTTAAGGACAAGACTGCTGCCCAGATCGATCGAATCTCTCGTCTGACAGATCAGGATATTCAGGACATGGTAGACAGGGGGGCCGATCGCGCGGCTCTCAATGCGGCGCGAATCCAAGCGGTTCAGGCGAAACAGAACAAGGACGCTTCTGGAAAGCCCGCAGACCCGATTAAGTCCGGTCGCCAGGAGGTCGCTTTGATGAACGAAATTGATGAGCGTTTTAACGCTGATTTCGCGCAATTAGGCGAGAAGAATGCTTGGGCTTTGCTTGATGCGGACCAGAAGGTTAAGCTTCGGAACAAGACGATGGAATTCATCCAGAACGATAGCCTTGGAGTCATGGCTGCGATGAAGAAGGCTTACGAGTACTATGGGGTAAGCGGAAACCCGTCTGAAGGTGCTGAAGGAAAGAAGGGTGTACTTTGGTCTTCTCCTGACAAAAAAGTTAAGATCCAGGGGTTCAGGGACCCAGGCGATAGCCCGATTGCCGGCGTGGTGGCCGAAGGGGCGGCTCCAGCTACCACTCCTGCCGCCCCTCGCCCAGCGCCCGCCGCAACTACTACGGAAACGCCAGCACCGGCTGCTACGGAGGCTGCAAAGCCTGCCGCTACTCCTGCTGCCGCCCCCGTCAAGAAGGAGGTTAAGCCAGAACCCGGCGATATCATCGCCAGGACTCAAGCTGACATTGACAATGCGCCTTCTGGTGCAATCATTTACGTCAACGGACAACGCATGAAAAAGCGATAGTCCGATGACCTAATGACTGACAAGCTTGATACCTCGAAACTAGTCCCTCTCGACGTCACCGGCCTGGAGCCGATCGACGACCAGAGCAAGCCGCTGAACGTCAGCGGATTGGAGCCCCTGGATGTCTCCGGGCTTGAGCCTATGGATGCACCGCCGGTGCAACCTGTGGCCGTTGTCGAGCCTACGCCCGTAGCGACCGCGTTCACGCCGGCTGCGAGTTCCTCTTCGCAGTTCTACGCCCCGGTCATCCCCCAGACCCAACAGCCGGTCGAGAAGACGATCTGGAACCGTAACGACGGAGTCTTCCACAAGACAATCAAGCCTGGAGAGCCGATCGGTATCGTCTACCAGGGCAAGAAGATGATGGCCGTCTACGATGCGACCACTGGCAAGTTCAAGACGGAGATCGACGATCAGACCAAGCCAATCAAGGGAAATTACCTTCCTCCGCCTGGATACGCCGCTCCGTTCCCTGCCCCTGTAACTCCCGATACGTTTGGTAAGGTGGAATTGGATCCGTCACAAATTGAGGCGTTCGCCGAAGGCAGGGGCGCGCTTCGTTCTATTCGTAACACCGCGCTTCGCGCGCTTCCTTCTACAGCCTCAAGCTTCGCCGCGTTCAACGCAGCCGGCATTCCTGCCGCCGCTTGGGCTGGGAGAGCCCACCCTTACCTGGCTCCGGTTGGGTTTGTTGTTGGTGGCGGTCTTGGCGCTATGGGAGCTGGTGCCGCGACGGACATGGCCGTTAACGCCATGTTCCCGATGGATGAGAACGACGAACTTAATCAGATTCTTTATCCGACTCAGAATGAACTCACCCAGCAGGGCGTTGCCGTGGCTGCGTTGCGTCCGAGCGCGAACACGTTGCTTGGCATCGCTGCTCTAGAGAAAGCAGCCCTGGCTCAGGCCGGTAAAGGTGCCGCGCTTAACACTGCCCTGGCCGGCCAGCACCGACTGGTTGAGGAAATCACCAGCGACAAGCCGTTTAGCCTTGGTAACGTTTTCGCTCCTGGCGAAATGGCAAAGGATGCCGCACATGGCGCGTTCCTGATGCACAAAGCAACGGCGATGGGCAGGGCATTCGAACATCCCGGCAAGGTACTTGGTGCCAAGCTTTCCCCGGCTCCGCGTCCGCAGGACGCAACCGCCAGCACCCAGGAACTTCGCACCGCAGATCAGCCGCTAGACACCTCCGGCCTTGAGCCTGTCGCAACCGAAGGTAAGCCTCCATCGCCGCCCCAGCCAGCAGCAGCCGAGCGTCCAGAAGGGGCTGTAGAGTCGCGTCCGATTTACGACGAACGATTCAAGGGCAAGGGCCAGGCTGGAATCGACGAGTTCACCAAAGCTTGGCAGGAATGGGACGCCAAGTACAAGGACACGCATTGGTCTGATGGTACTCCAAGAAAATCCGCTCCTGTAGCCGATTCTGCCGCTACTGAAGGCAACGTCCCTCCGCGACCTGTTTGGCGCATTGCAGACGGACAGACGATGGAACAGACGATGGAGTTCGTCAAGCGGGCCGAGGATTGGGATAAACAATACGGAGATAAGTACAACGCTGACGGAACGCTGAAGCAAAAGAAGCCCGATTCGTCCCAACAGACTGCCCCGGCTACGCCGGCGAACGTCGAACCGCGTCCAAAGACCCCTGCACATAATGCACCCAAATCCGAGTGGGATGCTTACTGGCCTGTTTCAAAAGAATGGGACGCGAAGCACCGCAAGACGCATTGGAACGACGGCTCGCCCAGACCTGCTAAGTGGATTGAAGGCACGACCGAGTACGCTGCCCGCGAGGCGGAGGTAGCCGAAAGAGAGAAAAAGAAGAATGATGCTGCCGCTTCCGAAAACGTACCTCCCCGCCCGCGTTTCAATAAGGAAACCGACGGTGTTTCGCTTGAGGCCATCGAAGCATTTGAGAAGAAGGCGAAAGAATGGGACGACCAGCACAAGGCTACGCACTGGGAGGACGGTCGCCCAAAGCAGACGTCTATCCCGAAACCGGCTAAACCAGTCGCCCCTGCTGAAGCCGCTCAAGATGCCCAGGTCGAAACGAAGCCTGACCAGCCTAAGCCAGCAGCAAAGCCGTCTGATCCTTACACGTGGACGCAAAAGGAAGGCCAAGAAAAGTGGGTTAACAACGATAATACCGGCTTCATTATGAAGTCTGGAGGATTTTTTGAGATCTTCCGACGACTTGAGAACAACGCTCTTGAAAAAGTAGGAAACGCCAAAGATTTCCAGGGCGCTAAAGATTGGTTCGTTAATCGGCAGATTGCAGATAAGCGAATCCCTAACACACAGCAGAAGCCACCAGAATCCGCCAAACCTCCCGCGAGCCCCGAGCCGGCAAAGTCCGAGCCTTCCGATCCTGTGGCGCCCGAGACTGACGAGTATAGTCGTAATACTGTACGCATGGCTCAAAGGCTTGCTGCTGGAGAATTTAATCCTACAAACGAAGAACATGTAGTAGCCTTAGTGAGATACAATAAAAGCGGAGAACATAATTCATATGTTAGAATTTTTAAGGATAGAATTGAGCGTTATGTCTCTGAAAAACCGTGGATTACGGAAAACATAAAATTAAAAGAATTTAAACAGTTACTTTCAGGTAAAAAAGTTAATGTTGAAAACGGCAATTTTACTTACGAGCCAGTTTCAAAAGAAATTACAAGTGAGCCCGTCATCCCGGAAGCCCAGGAGTCCCCTCCCGAGGTCCAGTTGGCCCACCTGCGTGAGCAGCGCGATCGCCTTGCGGCTACGCAGCCCGAGCCCGGTACCACCCAGGAAGCCCAGCTGAAGAAGCTGGAAGAGGCCGTCGATGATTTGGAGGAAAAGCTCAAGGAGCCCAATTCCCAGGTTGGCCTTGTCAGGAATGAAGGTTTTACGCCTGGAGAGGTCGAGGCACTACGTGCGCTTGGCCTTGATTCGATGAAAAAGAGGTTGGCCGAAATGGAAGCCTCTGGACGCGGTGAAAGTATGGACGCAAAAAAGCTGCGCGACGTCATTGCAGCCCGCGAAAAGCGATCTTCCGAAGCCGGCAAGGAGCCGGTTGAGCCTACGCAGAAGGACGCCACGGAAGAGCCTAAAGACAAAGCCCCAGCCGTCGAGACTCCGGTAGAGGCCGCTCCGGTTGACGCAAAATCTTACGAGGATCAGCAGAACGTCGTCAAGGGCCTGGAGCGTCAGCTTGCCGCGATCGAGAAGCGTAAGCCTGACCGGTACACGGAGAAGCAAAAGCAGAAGATTCAGGACACGCTGGCGCGCGAGCGCGCGAAGCTGGACGCCATGCCGGTTCCGGCTGAAGGTGACAAGCCGAAGAAGGAACGCGTCCCCCGCAAGGTGTCTTATGACGACGCGTCACTACGTCGTATTAATGGACGCTGGTTTACCATCGACGTCAAGAACGGCGGAAGTAAGAACCTGAGTCTTAATCAAATCAAGGAAAGCATGCCTCATCTTTACGATAAGGCTGTGAAGATGAACGCTGAAGCCGAGGCTGAAGGCGCTGCTGAATTTAAACGCATTGATGCGGACATCAGACGATTTGCGGCTGAAGCCAAGAAGATCGCCGATTCTGACATGACCACTGAGCAGAAGCGCGATGCGCTTGCAGAGCTTGATAAACGAGTCACTGAAGCTGACTTTAATGTTCCAGCAGAACGAAACGCAGTCTTTGTCGGCATTGACAATGAACTCCTTACAAAGGTTGAGAACAGCCCGAGGCCGGCAGACATCAGGGAGGCCCCTGAAAGGGACTTCCCGGTAGACGATCCTGCAAATGGATGGCAGGAGGGGACTGGGGAGGCCACCAAGCTTCGCCTTAACATCCGAGTTGAACCGGATGGAAATGCCGCACTCATGGGCATCGCCATTCATATGGGTGAAGCCAAGGATGCCTTTAAAGAAGGCAGGGCTGCTGATGCACTTGAAATGGCGAAGCAAGGCAAGGGTCTTGCTGAAACGCTTGAGGGGTATGCTCGACGACGTGCCAAGGCAATTATTGATTCTTTTGAGCAAGAAACAGGAATCAATATCGGCAAGTCTATTGAGGCAGAGGAAACACATCCCAAAACTGGAGAACCCATCAAGGGCGTACCGTTCCCGGATTCCGGACCGGCAACAGAGGGTCTGGTCAATAGCCAGAAAGATAAAGGTACTAAGAAGAAGATCCAAAAGAACTCCGCTGAAGACCTGCGTCAGCGCATCGACGACCTCCAGGAGCGCGCGGATGAGTTGGACGAGAACGATCCTGACGGCGCGGAAGAACTTCGCATCAAGGCTTCCAAGCTCCAGGAAAAGTTGGACGCGATGGAGACTGCGGAGCCCCAGGAGCAGCAGGCGACGAAGCCGGACAAGTCCGGAAAGGAAGCCCCGGTAAATGAAGAAAATGGTTTTGAAACGGAAATCGGAGGAATCAAATTCCGTTCTCGAAATGTCAAAATGCTAGACTCTGAAGAAGAGGCTACAAGATACACTTTTGTTAAAAAGACCAGCCCTGGGAAGGGCGCGCTTATTGGAATCGACATTGGCACAGACCATCTCACCGGGAAAATGAGCGTCGAGATGATCAGCGATACTGGAAAAAGGAATCCAGACGGCACCGTGTTGAAGGCGATTCAAACGGCTGATATTGTTATCCCAGAAGGTATCAAGACCGTCGATCAGCTTCTCAACCTTCTCAAGAAGGGCACATTGACAGAATTTGGCCCAGACTGGAATAACCCCAAGAAACCGGGCAAGGACGCCAAGGCCATCAAGAAGCTGCTTGATAGCGTATCTGGCGAAGGCGAAGCCGGCCAGGGCGCCAAGCCCAAGCCGAAGGTCACGCCTCCGGACGCCGGCCAGGGGAAGGGCCCGAAGGACGCTCCGTTCGACTACGACAAGGTCCTGAAGATCTTCAATATTGTGTCCGACATCGGCGACTATAAGTCGATGGGTGGCACTGAGGCTAAGGCCGCTGGCCGCATCGAGAACGTCATCAAGCAGCTTGAGAAGATCTTCCCGGATATCCGGGAGGCTTCCCTGTACGATGAAAACCTCAAGAGCATGCCGATGCCGTACGACACGACCACGCGCGCGGAAGCCGAGGCGGAGCCGGACATCCGAGCCAAGACGATCTCGCGTTACCTTTCTCGCAAGATGGAGCCTTATCGCGATAAGGCCAACGTCAAGGACCAGCCGGCGGAAGAGCCGGTTGATCTCGCTGAAGAAGACGTGCCTCCAGGTCAGGAGAAGGGTATTACTGAGACGAAGAAGCAGATTGCAAGATACGAGAGCATCAAGAACAAGGAGGCTTGGCATAAGGAAGAACTTAATAGGCTTAAGGAGGTCTTGGCAGACCAAGAGGCAGCTTCGTCTGCTTATAACGGAGAGGAAAGGGTAAGATCTGGACTGGATAAACTTGGAAAACTCTACAACAAGGCGGCTGATGCCTATAACAACAGCAAGCCAAGGGAATCAGTTGAGGCAGAACTAACAGCTCAGATCCATGCCCTCCGAGACATGGGAGTTAGTGAGAAAAACATCTCGAACTGGCTATATCATGGACACGAAAGCAAAAATGGAGTTCCGGCCCCCGGGGTGATTGGAGATGCGTTCGCGTCCTACAAGGATCCTTATCCTGACGTAAAACGTAGAACGTTTGATGAGGCTTTTACGAGACACCAAACACCGGGAAACACGAAGCGCGATAATTCATATAGTGAATGGGAAGACGGAAATCAGAGAAGGATGCTTTCTCAGCTCATCTGGTGGGGTAAACGAAAGAGGGATTCAAGAGGCAAATGGCATGGCGGATGGGGTCTGCAAATTTTCAGAACCCCAGGAGAACCTGGTTATAAGTCATTAGACTTTGGCTTCGATACCAAGGAAGAATTGATGGCTGAATATGACAAGCTCTTGAGAATGCATTCGTTCAAGTACAGGTCTGAGAAGACCGCCATATCCCACACCGAAGAACTCATTGTTCCGAAGCTCTCCGGTTTCGACCCTGCTGAGATCGAGGCGGCTAACAAGCGTACCAATACGCTCAAGGACATTGAGAAGCATCCGCTGGTTGAATCTATTTCCGACGAGCGCGACCGCGATGGGAATGGAATCTGGGTCTACCTTAAAGATGGATTCGTCAACGACGCTACTAATACTGGGGCAATCCATGAGGACACGGTTCCTGGAGTACTAAAGCTGCTAAAGCGCGCCAGTTTTGACATCCGAGACACCGAGTCTGACAAATTTGAGGCCGGACGTAAGGCTGCTAAGGAGGCAAAGGCCCAGTCTCAGGCAGAAGCTAACAAGGCTGCTCTTCGTGCGATGGAGGCTGCTGAAGCCCCCAAGACCGAACCCGTCCAGGAAGCCGCACAGGAGCCTGCCGAAAAGAAGTACCCGATCGAGAAGCTGGAAGACGCCCTGGCCGAGAAGGGCCTGAAGGTCCTGCGTCGCAACAACACGGACGACTTCGTAGCCGAGGGGGGCGTCGAAGAGAACGGACGCCAGCGCCCCACGTTGGTCGTCGGTGACACCAAGATCACCCTGGCCTCGGAAGGCATGGAGTTGGTCAACGGCAAGGTCCAGATCATGGACGGCCAGGAGAAGGACGCCGCCGGCAACGTCATCTACAGCATCGAGCGCATCGTGACCGCCCCTGAGGGCCGTGGCAAAGGCTCCGCGAGCAAGGCCCTGGACGAACTAACGGAAGCCGCCGACAAGGCCGGCCTGACCCTCCAGTTGGAGCCTACCCCGTTCCGGTCCATCATCGGCAAGGGAGAGTCCCTCAACAAGCAGCAGCTTATCGAGTGGTACAAAAAGAACGGCTTCGAACAGAAGACCGAAGGCAGCGACGCTATCCTGATTCGTAAGCCAAAGACAGGTCAGGCCACGGTTGGTCGTACCGAGCCGGCATCGGGGACGCAGTATGGCGACGAGGTTGGTCGTAAGAAGGTCAAAGAGCTTGAAAAGCTTAATGATCGTATCGACGAAATTGATCTCTTTGAGGCTCCTGAACCGGGAGGTTCCAGGGGTGAGCCGGAAGGTCTTACTGAGGCACGCAGGGCTGAACTGATGAAAGAGGTAGCTGACCTAAGGGAAAATCGCGCCGTGCTTGAAAAAGACATCAGCGAGAACCATAAAGACCTTTGGGGTAAAAAGAACGCTGACGTATTGGAATACGTCCGCAGGAGAATCAAAGAACATAACGACAAATTTGAGCCTACGCTGGAGTGGATTCAGAGCCATCCCGCATTTGAATCTCTATCGACAGCGATAACCGGTAGAAAGTATAACCCAAAGAACAAGGCACAACTAAGTCTTCGCGATGGATTAGAATTTGATTACAGCAGAGACACTGAATACAACAGCACTCCGTACGAATATTTCGAACCTGGTACTTCCATTAGAGAAATCGCTGAAACATTGAGAGACAAGGTTCGTATCGACCCTTACTCCAATCCTAATAACGGACTTACAGGTGGCAGTATGCTCCGCCAGCGAATCGCCGAAGTCCGCAAGGAGATGAAGTCCGGCGAAGGCACCACCCTGGACATGCGTCGCGATCCGAACAACGACGCGAACGACGCCTTCGACATGGAAGAGCGTAAGGCCAAGGAGCTTGACCGCCGCGTCAAGCAGAACGCCGAGAACCGCGAAGCCGGCAAGGATTTTGACGGCGGTCGCCGTGGATTCATCGGAATCATGGACCGTGCCGTCTCGGAGGCCCGCATGCGCGGCGAAATCACGGACAAGGAAGTCGAGGGCCTGAGCCGTATCATCAACTACGTCGGAAGCCAGTTCTTCGGCGGGGTCAAGATGTCCATCCGCCAGGGACGCCCCGGCTACCAGGGCCAGTACGACGTCGCCAACCGCGTCGTAACGATCTTCAAGGAGGCCATCCAGCGCGGCAGATTCGAAGACACCGCCGCCCACGAAATCGGCCACCACCTGGAGCAGTTCCTGCCTGAGGGTGACCGTGCCGCCCTTCGTGCCGAGTGGCTCGCCGCTCGCAAGAAATTCACGGACAAGTGGAGTACGTTCGGTCGCCTCGTCGGAAACGCCGAGAACTGGGGCAGGGTCAAGGTTTCGCCAGAAGCCTATGACGCCGCCATCGCCGACATGCCCACCCTTTCCAGGTTCTTCACGCCGGAGTACACTGACAAGGGCAAGATCAAGCACTACCGCGTCAAGCCCACCGAGGAGATGTATCGCCTCTTCAGCGCGAAGGAATGGTTTGCCGAGACGTTCAAGGACGCAGCCCGCGAGAAGCTTGAAAGCGATCCTGCGTACACCGGCGAACAGGCTGGATGGAAGCAGAAGGTCGTCGGCCTGTGGAACAACATCAAGACCGCATTCAACCAGATGTTCGGTCGCGAGCAGGCCAAGCGTATCCTGGCTAACTTCGCCAAGGGCCGCTACAAGCCTGAAGATGGGGATCCGTCTATCTACTCAGAAGGCGATGAGATGTTCAGCAAGCGCGAGAAATCCGAAGCCGAACAGGAAGCCCGCCTCACCCCCGAGGAGCGCGACCTTATCGATAAGGAGCGCCAGGATGCCCGAGATCAGGCCAGAGGCGAGAAGCCCGAGCTTTCAGCCGGCGGAAAGGTGTGGCGTTCTGCCATCGATTCTCCGTTCGTCTCATGGTTTAAGCCCATCTCGATGCGTATGCGTACGATCGGGGACCTTAACCCGCAGTCCGAATCACTCCAGAAGCTGGTCAATGACTTCTCCCTGATCCCCGGTAAGGAAGCCGCCGGTCCCGACTTCAACACGGACGTCGCAAACGTACGTAACGTCTTCTACAACAAGCTGACCAGGGCTTTCGGACCCGTACTGGAAGACATGCACAAGATGAGCCCAACCGAGCGGGCAGAGTTCAACGACCTGTTCGTCCGTGCGATGGAAGGCCGTCTGCCTCGCAAGCTGACCGGTGAAGTCGGTGCTGCCATCGAGCGCGTTCGCGCGATCATGGAGGAGATGCACAAGTACGGCATCGATGCCGGACTAAAGATGGGCAAGGTCGAGGGCTACTTCCCGCGATCCGCAGACGCCAACCTTGTTGAGGCCGACCAGATCGGCTTTATCCGTGCCGCTACGCGGGCCTATGAGAAGCAGTTTGAACGCCTCCAGGCTGAAGCCGAGAAGGAAGCTCTTGAGAATGGAACTGAGTACGTCCGCCCGGAGACCCCTGATTTCGATCAGAAGGCCCGCGACTGGCGTAACGCCATCCTGCTTGGGCACGAAGGTCTGGACTTCGAACATGGCCTGTTCGACCCCCGCCACGAAGCCACCAAGGAAAGCTTCCAGAAAGGCCGAGAGTTCACCAAGGAAGAAGCTATGGAGTTCGACGCGTTCCGCGACAAGGATGTCGAGCGTATCGTCTCCAACTACGTCGGATCTATCGTTCGTCGTGCTGAACTGGTCCGGCGCATCGGAAGCTCCAACAAGTCCTGGCAGAACATCAAGATGCGGATGGACAAGCAGGGCGTAAGCGTAGAGGACATCAACACGATGGAGGAACTGGTCAAGTCCAACATCGGTATCAATGGTAAGCGTATCGGCGAGTCCACCCAGCAGGCCCTCGACTTCGGAAAGCTCGTTTCCAACGCAGCCTACCTTAAGCTCACCGGCCTCCTGAACTACGCAGAAGCAGCCTCCATCGGCATCCGCACCGAGTCGCCCCTGGAGGGCGCCCGGGCCGTCCTGGAGATGTTCCAGCGAAGCGGCAACATGCTAACCCGCCTCACTCCGGAGCAGACCAAGGAGGCCAAGAACGAGATCGAAGCCATTTACGGCAAGGGCCACGACCTGGCTTCCGCCCTGGCTATCGAGTTCGGCATCAACACCATCGACCGTGGTTTCGGTACCGTGGCGTCGGGCTACCACCTGGACGGAGGTTCCGACTTCCAAGGCAAGCTCAATAAGGCTTCCGACGGAGTCTACCGCATGTACGGCATTCACGCCACAGAAGCAGCAAAACGCGAAGTATCGCTTCGCGCTGGAGCAACGTTCATTGACACGACAATTAAGTGGCTTGAGGGTACGCACAACTTACAGCGACTTGGTAAGAAGATGGGCAAGGATATCCGTGCTGAAAACATGGCTAAACAGCGCCTGAAGGAACTCGGCATCACCGAAGCTGACATGCCTGATTTCATCACTTGGGTTAAGAAAATGAGGGCCGGAAACGAATCTTCTCAGCTTCGCGACATCATGTCCAAAGACCCGATGGCCCAGAAGTACAGCAAGGCCCTGATCCTGTTCAACAAGCAGGCGTCCGTCCAGGCGAGCCGAGCGTCCCGCTCGGAAGCCGCCAACGACACTCCTATCGGCAAACTGTTCTTCCAGTTCACGACGTTTACCAACGAGTGGTCTGCCCAGCACGGACGACGCATGGTCGAGCAGAGCAAGAAAATCGTCGGAGACAAGAAGTACAACGCCGCCGAAAAGATGCTCATGGCCGGCATTGCTCCTTCCTTCGCCCTGGCTACCGCAGCCACGATGGGCATCCGTTGGGTCATCAACAAGATCACCGGATTCCAGTATGAAGATGGCGACAAGATCCCTGCTTGGGTGAAGTCCCTGGCTGACGCCGTTGTCTACACCGGCATCCTGGGCCCTGCCGAATCCGTCTGGAAACTGGTCTCTCGCGGTCAACTACCAGCCGGCGTCATCGGTGACTGGGTCAAGAAATCCGTCCAGACCATCCAGGCACTAGCTGAAAATCCTGAATCCAGACCAGTCCAGCGAAACGCCGTCTCGATGACGTACCGCTCGGCCTTGGTGCCGGCAGCTGCCGCCGGGTTGGCTACGGCATCAGAAGCCGCTCCGTTGCCCTTGAAGCTGGTTGGAGCAGCAGCCGCCCAGGCTATCGCCAACAACCGGACCGAGAAGTCCATCGCGGACCTGGTTGCCGGCGAGGAAATCGAAAGGGGTAGCACTCAGATGCCCAAGCCCCCCAACCCGCCGAAGCCACGCCCACCTGGCCCACGATAAAGGTTGACTGATGTTGGGTGTTGCATGACGATGGTCTTGCAATGCCCAACATTGATACCGACGCCATCGCCGAGAAGCTTCACGCTGATCTCGGACTCCAGACTGAAATGGGACGCGAATACCTCCGCGCCATTCTCCCACTCGCCCTTCTGATGGACCAGAAGCAGCGCGATTATGGGAGCAGC